CGAAATAAGTCCCGAATTTTGCTCAAAAATTCCGTCCGTCCGGCGTGGTAGTTTGGGGTAAGGGGCTGGCATGGAGCTTGAGACAATAGCCGACATCAAGCTAGCAGGGCGTGCGATGAATGACGATTGGCCTGTATCGCCAGCAATGCGGCAAAAAGTTTTCGATCAGCTTGAGTTGGTTTTGACCAACGGCGATCCAGAATTACGAGTTGCGGCTAGCAAGGTCATTCTTGCGGCGGACTTAGCAAACCTTCGCAAACGGGAAGCGGAGCGAAAGCGAAACGAGGCGGAACATGCACGCAAATTGCAACTCATCGAACTTGCTCACAAGCTCGGACTTGTTAAATCTGACAGTGGAGCAACTGGAAGCGTTGGTATCATCGCACCCGAAAGCAAGTGACGTTGAAGTCCAGCAGATTCTCAATCCAAAGCCGTTTGACGAAAAAGCATACGACCGAGAACGCAAAGCTAAGCAGCGCGCAAGCGGTCGCGAGCTTTACATTCCGCCACCAAAGAACATTGAGTTGCGAAACGCTTGTTTGCGCGATCCTGAATTGTTGCTGACGACCTACTTCGAGACAACCTATTTCGAGCCATTTACAGCCGACCGGCGCGATATGCTGCAATCCATTTGGCGAGCTGCTAGGTTCGGCGGCGATCAGGCGATTGCTGGCAGTCGTGGTGAAGGGAAGACAACCCTTGCAATGGACGGTTCTTTTTGTTTGGTGCTGGCCGATTTGACGTTTTTCCCTGTCGTCATCGGCAAGAACCAAGACGCGGCCAGCGATGAACTGAAAGCGTTGCGTGAACGCATCATGGCAAGCGAGCGGTTTATTGAAGACTTTCCAGAAATCGGCATTCCGTTGCAAGCTATCGGACCATCAACCGCAAACGCACGATTGCAAACCGTGAACGGTAAGTTTCTCGGAATGTATCTTGGTGTAAAGCATTTTGCGTTGCCAAAGATCACTGACGACATGCTTCCTCATTGGCCTGCTGGCGTAAAGTCAGTTGCACATGGTCAGGTTATGGGCGCAACTGGGATCGATGGTCGAATTCGCGGATTCAAGTTTCGTTCGCATCGTCCAACGCTTGCGATCATCGATGACGTTGAGGACAAGGATTCTGTTCGTAGTGAAGATCAGATTCTCAAAATCGAAAAGATCATTGAAGAAGATATTGGCGGCATGGGTGGCTCAGCCGAACGTATCGCGCGAGTGTACCTATGCACGACCCTCAATCGCAAGTGCAACGCATACCGATACACAGAGCGCAAGATAAAGCCATCTTGGAACGGTCGCAGATACCGCAAGATGATTAAGCCACCCGACCGAATGGACTTGGTTGAGGAATACATTCAGCTTCGGCGTACTCGCAAAGAAACAGACCCTGACGCGAGAGAGGCTTACCAGTTTTGGAAAAACAATCGAAGCGTTGTTGAATCCGGCTGCGAAATCAGCAACCCGTACTCGTTTTCAAAAAAGGTTCACGAAGATGGCGAGCCGATGGAGTTGTCCGCAATCCAAAGCTATTACAATCGCGTTGCCGACATGGGCGCGGTTGCAGTCGCCACGGAAGTTGACAACGACCCACCGGAAGAAGCCGGACCACAAACCAGCGGCCTCACAGCCGAAATCGTCGCAAGTCGTTTATCTGGCCTGGATCGCGGTCAGCTTCCCGCTTCAACCGTATGCCTAACCGCGGGCATCGACTTAGGCAAATACCGATGCTACTGGACAATCACAGCTTGGTGGAAAGGTGCTGGCGGTGTTGTTGTCGATTACGGCGTTGCAGAAGTCCACGGCACCGAAACCAGTATGACCAAAGAAGCAAGCGAACCGGCGATCTACAAGACGCTGCTGCATTGGCGCGATGAGTTGCTAAGTCGTGAGTTTGTTGACGCAACCGGCGAAAAGCGGCGCATTAACGCGGTATTTGTTGATTCGGGTGATTTCACGGATGCGGCTTACAAATTCGTGCGAGACGTTGGCGGATCGCCTTTTTACGTCGTTAAGGGTTGGAGTCCATACCGCGCACCTAAGCAAAGCAGCTTCGAAACCAAACTTAGCGACCATTTGCATTCGACACATCAGGCAGAAAACAAACTTTGGCTTTACCATCTCGATACGGACTACTGGAAGCAGTTTGTACACGAACGATTTTTAACCCCAGCGTTTGACGAAAACAACATGCTGCGTCAAGGTTCGCTTTCGGTGTTCATGCCATCGGAAGGCAAAAAGCACTTGTCCTATTCGCAGCATATCGTTGCCGAAGAATTGGTCAGCGAATTCCTTGAAGGCAAAGGCACAAAAACGTACTGGAAAAAATTGAATCCAAACAATCACTGGCTAGACGCGACATGCTACGCGGCGGCGGCGGCTGGGGCATTGGGTGTCAACTTGTTACAGATGCTTGACACGCCAACGGTGCAACCACGGCAATCGAAGCCAAAAGAAGGACAGCCACGAACACAGCCGAAATCGCATCAACATGGATTTCGGCAGAGGCAAGGCGGATGGGTAAACGGAGTACGGAGACGATGAGCAAACAACCACGACCAACACGGCCAGCACAGGTCACGTACATACGCGGAGGCAAACAGCAACCGCAACAGCAATCAGCTGCGGTTGCCGAACCAGTGAAGCGACAGTACGCGCCGCCACCCTGCCACCATTGCGCGAGCATTCGCGAACCAGATACCAATTACACTCGAGTCTACAAAACCGAACGCAACGTTGAATCCGTAGTTCGCTACTGTCGATGCACGTTTTGCGGCGAGACTTGGAAAGACGTTCGCAAAAACTAGCCATTCTCCACACGCATGGAAGTAGCTCATTCAATGCGTATTGCAAATGCCGTAAATTTCTGGCATGGCAACTACTGCATCTCTTTTAGCTGCTGTCGAAGCGGCAATTGAAGCACTTCTGAACGGGGGCGTTGAATCGTACTCCATCGGATCGCGTTCGGTCACAAAGCTTGATTTGGCCGAGTTGTTTGCTCAGCGCGAAAAGCTTCAGAACCAAGTCAACCGCGAAACTGGCGGCATCGTTCGACTGGCACGCATGGGGAGAACTTCCCGATGATCGCGTCAGCAGTCGATTCCGTAATCAGTGTCTTTTCTCCTCGTTGGGCATTGCAACGAATGCAAGCCCGTCGCGTCATGCGATCATATCAGGGCGGCGAATCCAATCGTCTTACCGCACACAAGCAGCCGAAAAATCTTTCAGCCGACCAAGAATTAGCTGGCCCATTTGGTGCTGACTCTGTTCGAGCTTTCGCGAGGCAGCTTGTTCGAGATAACGCTTATGCTTGGGGCGTCGTCGATACGATTGTTTCCAGCGTCGTCGGTTGTGGAATCAAAGCTCAATCAGTTCTTGAAACCACTGATGGCGAAGACGTTGAAAACACCAACTGGAAACGCGATGAAATTTGGGAGCGTTGGTGCGAAGTTTGTGACATCAACGGCCAGTTGACTTTCGATGAAATGCAAGCACTTGCCCAGCGTGAAATCGTCGAAGCTGGCGAAGTTCTGATCCACAAAGTTAAAGTGCCATTGGTGCATCGCGGCATCTCGCGTGAAGTCCCATTAGCACTTGAGTTGATCGACGCAGATCGACTTGCAAGCGACAAAGACACGTACCAGATTGCACGGCAAAACGGCAACCGAATTCAACGCGGCGTTGAGCTTGATGATTTAGGCCGACCGATTGCGTACTGGATTTACCCGACGCATCCATTGCAGCCAAACGCGATTAGCACGACACCGGAACGCATTCCAGCAAACGAAATTGAACATCTGTTCCGTAAGGATCGCGTTGGGCAAAGTCGCGGCGTCAGTTGGTTTGCTCCTGTGCTTCAATGGCTGCGCGATCTTGGCACCTACGTTGACAACGAGATGCAGGCGTCAGCAGTGCAAAGCTGCTTCACGGTCGCGGTCAAAACCAACTCGATGCCAACTGGCCTATTGCCGTCCAATGATGGTGACAGCGTTGACTCAGACGGCAACCGATACGACTACCTACAGCCAGGCCAGATCATGTATCTACAGCCAGGCGAAAGCATCGAATCGGCAAACCCAGGACGCATGGCAAGCCAATCCGATACGTGGATTACGTTGATGCTTCGCGGGATCGCAGTTGGAACCGGCCTCAGTTATGAAATCGTCGCACGCGATTACAGCCGAGTGAACTACAGCAGCAGCCGAACAAGTCAGCTTGAGGATCGACGACGATTTCGACGTTGGCAAAGCTACCTCAAGACGCATATGTGCTATCCGATTTGGGATGCGTTTTGCGATGCGGCGGCTATTGCTGGTTTGCCTGATTTTCCAAGCATGACCGAGTTGCTGGACAATCGACGCGCGGCAGCTCCGGTTGAATGGCAAACTCCTGAATGGGAATGGGTTGATCCGCAGAACGAACAAGCGGCTAGTCAAGCGAGTATCGACGCATTCCAAAGCACGTACCAAGCAGAGCTGGGTTCGCGTGGTCGCAACTGGAAAGCGGTGTTCTATCAACGAGCCAAGGAAGAAAAGCTCAAGCGCGATCTTGGTTTAGTCCCACCAGAAATCCAAGCCGAACAAGCAGCGGCACAAGCTCAAACAGCAGCGTCTACGACCGGCGAAATGATGGGCTTATCGACGTTGCAATTCAAGCGCAACCGCAAAGCCATTGACTCGACAC